AAAATACAAAAGGGGAGAAAAACGTAAAATCCTAAGGTTACAGTCGACGGGCTGCTTAGGTTGGGACCTTGACGCTGGAAGCGCGCTAAAGAGGTGAAGCCCCTTATTATGGTCGCATAGCTCAGCTGGATAGAGCAACAGCCTTCTAAGCTGTCGGTCAAAGGTTCGAATCCTTTTGCGATCACAAATAGGAAGATTGGCAGAGTGGTCGAATGCGGCAGTCTTGAAAACTGTTGTACCGCAAGGTACCGTAGGTTCGAATCCTACATCTTCCGCACGGACTCAATTAGGTTGTGTATGCAATTAGCTCCTCAACCTCATGCACCTGCAGATAGTGAGGTGATTGAGTCTAAATGCCACAATAGCTCAGTTGGTAGAGCTTCTGATTTGTAATCAGATGGTCGGCGGTTCGAGTCCGTCTTGTGGCTCTAGAGTAGGTAAGGAAAACTAGGGAGATAGCGTGGCTATGTCCCTTTTTCTTTTTATATTCTATTACAAGTTACAAAAGTGTTCTTTGGCACATTAAAAATTAAAAAATTATGGAATTAACATCATTTATTTTAGGTGTATGTGCGGTTGTTGTTATTATGATGATCGTGGGTACGTCTGTGAATTACATGGCGATTAAAGTTCTTAAGAAAGAATTAGAAAACCTCAAAAAGCAAGATTGGGAAACAATCGATTATGCTGATCAATTAAACAACAATCTCTACGATGAGATGAATAAACTCTACAAATATGTAGATAGTCGACACGATAAACTACAATCTAGTTTTGAAAAAGAAACAGAAAATATTTATCGTATTATTGATGAACGTCAAAAAAATACTGAAGGTAATATTCGCGATTACTTAACCAGTTGGCAGAATTCAGATGAATTCGCGATAATGTTAAATAAAATTAAAAAGAAGGAGTTTGATTCTGATTTAGGTCTCTCCTACTAAGTATGTATAATCCGTCAAAGACGCTTTTGTTAACTTTAAAAAATATTTTTGTAAAATGGGTCATTACGAAGATGCTTTCTATGAAATCTATGAAGATATAGATCAAAAAGGTTTAAAACCCCAATTCGACGCTCAAGTCCAAAAGATGCTTAATCAAGAAAAGCATAAAAATAAATCTGCAAAAGAAATGTGGGAGTATGCCCACCACAAAGTAACCAGCTCATTTACTTCAGAGAGTAACTTGGATTAATAAGTCTAGCTTAGTATACTCCAAATATGTATACTAAGATGATTAACCTAAATAATATATTCTCTTTATTTTCAGCCAATGAAGAATTGGATGGGGTGAATTCTGAGGTTCAAATAGATTTTTCTCAAACCCCAATTTACTGGATTGGAATGTATAAAAAACTTGTTCTCAATCACATTAATTTTAATAAAAAAGTCCTTAAATTTTTCAAAGAATCAAACCAAGAACTTGACGTAGAAGACATGAAAGACGCGGGGGAATTCGTGGTTTACCATAGGGCATGGCATTACATACAAAACGTAAATATAGACGTTGAAGAACACATTATAGCAATAAACAAATACACAGACGAATATTTAGATACAGCACTTAAACTAGGTATTTCATTTTTCGAGCAACATGAAGAATATGAAAAGTGTGCACATCTTAAAAAAATCCTAGACAAATCAAAAGAATTTTAATCTTAGCTTGGAGTTAATTTTTCCCTATATTATATTTGGAGTACGGGTTAAGGGGAAAAAGAGATATAGAGAAATAAGGGATGAATGAGGGGGGGAGGTACTTCCGAAATATTAAAAATATTAAATATAAACATATGCGTAATCAAGAATTAATCGACAAACGTTTTGACCAAATTGATGGTAAGATTAAAACATTAAATTATTTATTAAGTCGTCAATCAAGTGTAAATGATTTTAAAAATGAGCTTGGACAACTTGAGGAATTAGTAAGTGATCTTAAATCATTAGTAGAAAGAAATCTTACACCACTTAGAAACGGATAATATTTAAATAAAAGTTATGATTTTAGAAGCAAAAGATATCCAAAACAATTGGGTTCAATTTATGGCTAATATTGATGCCCATATTACTGGGGAGCGTAAGCGTAAATTGATTGAATTTTATGAAAAGTATCAAGAGCGTATTATGCTTATGCCTGCTGCTCATAAAAAAGAATATCACAATGCATTCCCAGGTGGATATGTTGAGCATGTAAATCGTGTTGTACGTTGTGCCCTTAAACAATATGATCTATGGTCAGATGAAGGAGCAGATATGACTACATTTACAAAGGAAGAACTCGTATTCTCTGCTATTAATCATGATTTAGGTAAAATGGGAGATGAAAATGAAGAATCATATATCCCCCAGACTGATAAATGGAGAAAGGAAAAACTAGGTGAAGATTATATGTTCAACACTAAAGTTCCTTTCGCTTCAGTACCTGATCGTGGTTTATACCTCCTTCAATCCAATGGTATCCAATATTCATTTAATGAAATGGTTGCTATCCAGACTCATGATGGTTTATATGATGATGCTAATAAAAAGTATCTTATGACCTATATGCCAGAACAAAAGCCTCGTACTTGTTTACCATTTATTCTTCACCAAGCAGATTTAATGGCAGCACGTATTGAGTTTGAGCGTGAATGGTTACCTAAGTTAAGAGGAGAAAACAATAACTTGGATACCAAGAAAAATAATTTTACATTAGGTACTAATACTAATACTAAATCCACATCTTCAACAAAATCCAAAGCATTGGGTTCTATTAAAAGTGAAGGGTTGAAAAATATGTTAGATAATTTATGATTACCACAATAGTAATTACAGTTTTGTCAGTTTTGGTCGTGGTCTTAGGATTCACGACCATCAACCTATTACGTAAAAACGAAAGAGCCGAGGATATCGTAGTAGGTTATCTTATCTATTTAGAAAAGATTTCAAAGGTTATAGAAGCATCAGATGAAAAATTAAAAAAGATTGACTATAAAGGGTCATTCCGTTCAGATGATGAAGTAGGTTTTTTCTTCGAGCAAATCAAAAAGATTCAAGACATCTTAAATGATTTCAAGTTGAAAAAATCCTAAAACCCCTATGGACCATATAATTAGAGCTAAAAAAAGCGAAAAACAAAGTAGAAGATATTTTACAAAAGAAACAGAACAAGCTATTGTAAAATATAATAATTCTATTGATCCCGAAGAACGTAGTAAAATTTATGAGCGTCATATCCATTGGCCCTTTTACAAGCTAACAGAAAATATAATCCACACATTTAAGTTTTATTATACTGATGGTGTGGAGAATTTAGAAGATCTTCAACATGAAATAATGACATTTCTTCTATCTAAAATCCATTTATTTGATCCTTCTAAGGGAGCTAAAGCATATTCTTATTTTGGTACTATTGTAAAACGATGGTTAATTGTATACAATCAAAAAAATTATAAGAAAAAAGTAAATAATATTCCAATTACAGATCTTTCAAATTATTCCAATTTAGATACCTCAGACCCAGGTTTTATTACTTCTAAAAGAATGGATAATGAAATCAATAATATTGTAGAAACCGAAGATTATTTAGATGATGAATTAGGGGCTCAAGGTTATAAACATGAAGATAAATTATCTTGGTTTATAGATCGTTATGTAGAATATTGTACAGAACATATCTTTGAAATTTTTAATAAAGAATACGATGCCCAAATCGCAGATGCTATCTTAGAATTATTTAGAAAAAGAGATGCGATTGATGTATTTAATAAAAAAGCTCTTTATATCTACATTCGCGAACAAGTAGATGTAAAAACCCCCAAAATTACTAAAATAGCTAACGTTTTATACGATATCTTTAAGGAAAAATATTTATACTATTTGGAACACGGGAAATTCCCATCCTAAAGGTTTTATTTAGATATATTTATAAATAAAACTATGGGACAGTTAGATTCAATAGTCTTTGGTAAGAAAAAATTTTCCGATATTTTAGAGGAAATTTATAACAACCAAAAGAAAAAGGAAGCACAAGTAACAGCTCTAATCTCAGAATTAAAACCTTTAATTAATGAAATTGGAGATGCTACCCTTATTGTTCCCTTGATTAAAGAATACATGGAAATTGGAGTTAAAAATGATGAGCAACTTATCAAAATGGCTACAATTGTTCAACGTGCTCTTCAATCAGGTCAAAATGAGGATGGTAGTTTTGGTATTTCTGAAGAAGAAAAAGCTCAATTACTTGAGGCAATGGAAGATTTACAAGGTAAAAAAGGTAAGGAAGAAAAATAATGGCTAAAAGATCCACAGGTCAAGCAAGTTCACCCTCACCCTCAGCAGCCCCTACTCAAGCAAGTATTTTTCCTGGGAGGGTATTATACACTATATTAGATGATAAAGAAGATTCTAATGCTTTTAATCAATATGGTGAATGGGGTGGTATTGGGTGTATTTTTTGGGCTTCGACTGTGAATACAAACTCTAACCCAACAGTTACCGATAAAAACTTTGCAAGACCTCTTTTCCCAAACCAAAAACATTACCCATTAAAAAATGAAGTTGTTTATTTAATTGGATTACCTAGTAATGCCTCTGAAAAAACACCAGGTACTATTCAATATTATTATTTCCATGCTATTAATTTTTGGAATAATAACCATCATAATGCCATCCCAGATCCTATTATTGGAGCTGGGAATATTCCTGAATCTCAACAAAGAGATTATATCCAAACCGAAGCAGGAGCTGTAAGAAGAGTAACAGACGGGGGGACTGAAATTGATTTAGGAACTACTTTTACTGAAAGGTTAACAGTTAAAACATTACTTCCTTATCAAGGAGATATAATTTACGAAGGTAGATGGGGGCAAGGTTTAAGATTTGGTTCAACTGTTAAAAATGCTAATATCCCCAATGAGTGGTCTAAAGATGGAGAAAATGGTGATCCTATTGTTATTTTAAGAAATAATCAATATGATGATGGTAAAGATCCTTGGGTACCACAAGTAGAAGATATTAACAAACAGGGTTCTTCTGTTTATTTAACTTCAACCCAAATAATTCCTTTAGAAGCATCTAGTACATCTTATAAATCTTATTCAACATCTCCCACAAACCCAAACCAATTTGCAGGAGAACAAATTATTTTAAATTCTGGTAGGTTAGTTTTTAATACTAAAGAAGATCACTTATTACTTTCTTCAGCTAAATCTATTAATTTAAATGCTGTAGATAGCGTTAATATTGATTCTCCCAAAACTATATTACAATCTAATAATGTTTATTTAGGAGATAAAAATGCAACAGAATCAGTAATTTTAGGAGATAAATTTTTAACAGATTTAAGTAAATTACTTACAAATATTATAGCATTAAGTACAGCACTTCAAACACCTGTAGGAACCCCAGCACCATTTGTTCCTAATGTTGCTATCCCGGGTCCTGCGGTTCAGGTGACTCAAACAGCAACCCAAATGTTAAATAAAATTCAAACTTACAAATCAAAAGTAAGTAAAACTAAATAATGGGATTAGAAAGATTAATTATAAGGAGTATTACTAAATCAGTAAAAAGTTCAATAAAGTTCCAAGGAACTGTAGATGATCTTATTTCTGATTTTCAAAAAGGGTGTCCTCCTAAGGAGAGATTAATTGCTATAATTAAAACAAAAAACCAAATTACTTCTGCCCTTCAAAATATTAATAAAACTTTAAATAATTTAAGTTCAACAGCAAGTACAATAGATAATATTATTTCTACTCTTTCATTAGTTGTAACAACTGTAAAAGCTATCCCTATACCAACATCTGTTCCTCCTGGGGTAGGTTTACCCTTAAATGTTATTACTATACTTTCTAACACATTAGATACTATTGGGGATGCCTTGAAAAAGAATAAAGGATTAGTAAAGGTAATTCCTGGTGCTTTAAGAAGTATAACTACATCTATTGATCCTGTATTAACTTCATTAAGAGCTTTAGATGGGTTAATTCAAGTTTGTATTACTGAAGCTGTTGAAGGGATGAATGAGGATGAGAAAAATGCTTTTATAGATGAATTAAATTTTTCTTTGACACAAACAGGAGATTTTTCTAATCCTGATTTGAATGCATTAAGTAATGATCTTTTATTAGAGAGATTAAGACCTAATTCTAATAATCCTTTAATTTACCAAAACTTTAAACTAGAAATCCAGTTTAATGATCAAAATGAATTTAGTTTTCCTTCAAGAAGAGTAAGAGGTACTAATCTAGTAAGATCTGATATTAAATTATTTAATACAGATGATGCTCAATATTCATACTCAGTATCTACCCAAATATTAGTAGAAGAAGCCAAATTTAGGATTGATAGTTATTTACAAAGATATCCTTCTTTAGCTAGAATTATTACATCTTCAGCACTTACAGGCTCAGTTCAAGATGTAAATGACCCTAACATTAATGGGGGTGTTGGTAGTGGAGGTGGTCTTATAGGTTCATCATCTTCAACATCAGGTACTCCACCACCACCAGATTACACACCATTTACTACAGCCGGTACTGTAGATGGAGAGGTTAGATTTCAAGGTGGTCAAGCTTGGCGTTGGTTAGGTGGTTCTCAAAAAAGATGGGTTCAACACACAGTATCTTATGCACCTTTTACTCGAAAAGGAGCATATAATGGAGAGGTAAACACAATAGCTACTACTAACACATTCCCTAGAACAGTTACCTATTATAAGTGGAATGAAACACTTTATAAGTGGGTATTTGATAGAACAGTTGTACAATAATGAAAAAAACAATTAATTTTAATATTTATAACAAAAATGAAATCTACAGAACTTAAAAAAATGATCAAAGATGCCGTAAAAGAGGCAATCCAAGAGGAATTGAAAGATATTCTTTTGGAAGCAGTTCGTGCTCCAAAAGGATCTGTAGCAGTTGTACAAGAATCAATCAAACCAGAAGCTCCTTATGTAGGTGTTTCAACCCAACCATCAATGACTGCTGAACAAAAACGTAACTTATACGAGCAAGCATTAGGTGAAACAACACTTTCATTCAATTCCTCACAAGCTCAATCATTTAGACCACAAGCAGGGTACGATGCCGCAAATGGTACTTTACCAGCAGGGGAAGTTGATATGAGTCAAATTATGGGGTTAATGACAAAATAATAAATGGCACAAATTATAGCAAATAAATATCCTATTGATACCGAAGCTAGAAAAGCTGTTGGGTTTGGATTACCTATAAATGGTGATGCTGTGTTTGTGCCTACTTATACAACTGCTGATCAAATTAAAGCTAATTTAGTAAATTGGTTATTAACTAATAAAGGCGAAAGAATATTAAATCCTGAATTTGGAGCAGATTTAAAATCTTTATTATTTGAACAAGTTGAGGTTGGGTTAGAGGAAAATTTAAAATTTACTATTCAAAATAGTATTAAAAATTATTTCCCAATGGTAAAAGTAAAAGAACTAGATTTTATAACAAACCCAGATGAAAATACTACTAATTTTATCTTAACCTATGAAATAGTTTTATTTGGAATTGAAGATACTGTTAATATATTATTACAATAATGGCTAATTTAAATAGAGATATAAGATATATTAATAGGGATTTTAATGATTTTAGAAGTGCTTTAATTGAGTATTCTAAAACCTATTTCCCTAATACTTATAATGACTTTACAGATACTTCTACAGGTATGCTGTTTATGGAAATGGCATCTTATGTAGGTGATGTTTTATCATTTTACTTAGATAACCAAATTCAAGAAACTTTTATTACAAAAGCTAGACAAACTGAAAACTTATTTAACTTAGCTTATATGTTAGGTTATACCCCTAAAGTCACTACAGCAGCTTCAGTTATGATTGATATCTACCAGCAATTACCCGCAAAGGTAAGTGGTAGTACTACAGTTCCAGATTTTGATTATTGTCTTAAATTACCTCAAAACACTACAATCTCCTCTAATTTAAACTCAGGTTTACAATTCTTAATTGAAGATGTAGTAGATTTCTCAGCATCAAGTTCATTAGATCCAACTGATATTTCTGTATATCAATTACAAGGAACTCAACCAACATATTATCTTTTAAAGAAACAAAGAAAAGCTATTTCAGCAACTATTAAATCTACTACATTTAATTTTAATGCTGCTACAAGGTTTGATACTAGAACTATTAATGATACTAATATTATAGGTATTTTAGACGTATTTGACAGTAATGGTAATGAATGGTATGAAGTACCTAACCTTGCCCAAGAAAATGTGTTCGATACAATTAAAAACACGAATGCTAACGATCCTAATTACTCATCAGATACAGAAGTTCCATACTTACTTCAATTAAAACAGGTACAAAGAAGATTTGCATCTCGTTTTGTAAACACCGGATCACTTCAACTTCAATTTGGTGCTGGTGGTACTTCAAGTAATACAGAAGAAATTATTCCTAACCCAGATAATGTAGGTTTAGGTTTACCATTTGAAAAGTCAAAACTTACAACAGCATTTTCTCCATTAAACTTTGTATTTACAGATACTTATGGAATTGCTCCTTCTAATACAACATTAACAGTTAGATATTTAACTGGAGGAGGAGTAGCTGCTAATGCTCCATCTAATTCTTTAACAGGAATTGATGATACTAATGTAGTATTTTTAAACCAAAATCTTACAAATACAACTTTAGCTAATACTATATTTAACTCATTAGCATCAAATAATCCATTAGCTGCTGATGGGGGTCAAGATGGAGATACTGTTGAAGAATTAAGACAAAATGCTGTTGGTAATTTCCAAAATCAATTACGTACTGTAACTAAACAAGATTATTTAATTAGAGCATTATCAATGCCTTCTAATTTAGGAGTTATAGCTAAAGCATATGCTGAACCTGTTAAAATAGCAGAATACCAACCCGGGGAATTGCCTGCAATTTTAGATTTATATATTTTATCTTACGATTCAACTAAAAAATTAAGAACAGCATCATCACTTTTGAAACGTAATCTAATGACTTATCTTTCTGAATACAGGATGATTAATGATTCTATTAAAATTAAAGATGCTTTTGTTATTAATATAGGAATTAATTTTGATATTATAGTTTTACCTAATTATAATAATAATGAAGTATTAACAAAATGTATTGATGCTTTAACAGATTATTTTAACATAGATAAGTGGCAGATTAATGAACCTATTATGTTAAAAGATTTATATATTCTTTTAGATAAAGTAGAAGGTGTTCAAACCGTTAAAAATGTATCTATTTCAAATTTAAATGAAACTGCTTTAGGGTATAGTGAATATGCCTATGATGTTGTTGGAGCTACTTTAAATGAAGTAGTTTACCCTTCACTTGATCCTATGATTTTTGAAGTTAAATACCCTAATACAGATATTAAAGGTAGAGTAGTACCACTATAATAAAAAGATATGGCAGTATATAAAATTTTCCCAACTCAAGATGCTACATTATATGAGCAATACCCTAGTAAAAATACTGGATTAGACCAGATTTTAGAGGTATCTTCTTATTATTATTTGGGAGATAGATACAATAGCAGATACCTAATTCAATTTTCTACAGATGAAATTCAAGACGTTATTGATAATAAAGTAACTGGAAGTTGGACATCTTACTTAAGAAATTTTAATGCTAATGTTTCAGGATTAGCTATTAATACTAATCTTCATTTTTTCACAGTATCTGGGAGTTGGGGTATGGGTACTGGAAGATATTCAGATTCACCTGATGTAGTTAATGGAACTAGTTGGGTTTGGAAAGATTATTCTGGCTCAGTAGCTTGGATTTCTGCTGGGGGTGATTATAATGCTTCTCCAGAATATTCACAATCATTTTCATATTCTAACCCAATAGATATTAATGTTAATGTATCTACCACAGTTGAAAGTTGGTATAGTGGGTCTGATAATGATGGATTTTTAGTAAAACTTTCAAGTAGTGTTGAAGATAGTACTAGTACTACTAATCAACCTATTTTTAAATATTTTTCAATTGACACTAACACTATTTATCCTCCTTGTTTAGAATTTAGATGGAATGATTCTATTTGGAATACCGGTTCTAATGCTGTATTAAGTACTCCTGAAGCATTTATTTCAATTTATAATAATGCAGGTGTTTATTATTCTGAAAGTGTTCCACGATTTAGATTAGCAGCTATCCCAAAATACCCAGATAGACAATTTATTACAGCTTCTTATTATACTGAAAACTATTATCTTCCTGAATCTCAATCATTATATGCTATTAAGGATAGTGCAACAAATGAATTTGTAGTTGATTTTGATTCTACTTATACTCGTATTAGTGCTGATGCTACCTCAAGTTATTTTGATGTGTATATGAATGGTTTAGAACCTGAAAGATACTACACAGTATTAGTTAAAACTGTAGTAGGTGGGGTTACTAAAGTATGGGACGAAAATATTATGTTTAAAGTTGAAAAAGGATAATTATGGCTGCGACAGATTTACAATCCCCAACCCCAATAGATCCTTCAAGCTTAAAAAATAAGGCTCAAATTACCCCTCAACCAACAACTACTCCTACTACTTCTAGTATGAAGTTAAGAGTAAACCCAACCGGAGAAGGAGCTAATGTAAGTTTAAGCAGGCAAGTATTTAATAAAGATGATTTTAATAAATCAGTAAAAACTGGATTTACTCAATTAGTATCTACACAAGATCCTAGTTTTTTTGATATTAACTTGGCTACAATAGAAGACTTTTTTACGTTATACGACAAGTTTTTTTACGAAATTCCTAAAGAGGGTGATACTAATTCTCACACTTTCTTAATTACTGAAAGTAGTGAATTTGTTAATTTTAACCCAAATCAAGAAGAGATTGAAGCTTTACTTGAAGAAATTACGGACTTAAGAGAAGAAAACTTAGAATTAAGACAGGAATTAGTTCAAACTATTCAATCAGTCCAAGATTTTAAAGATGGTGCTGAATAGTTTTTCTAATTTTTATACTAAAATATATTTATAAATAAATGGCGTCTGAAGTTACAGCATCTATAATCCCCGTTACCCCTAGCGATCTTTTTCCAAATGGATATGAGTTGGATGAATCTGTAGTTCCTAGTGAAGTCATAGATTCATATTTTGATCCTAATTTAAATAGAGTTGAATTTTGGATTTATGATCTTAGTTTAAATTTCTTAGAAGGTAGTTCTAATTTTGATGGGTGGTATATCTCAAATAAATCTTCTACTGGAGAAAATATATCTCTTGTAAATGAATTATCTTTAGATCCTGTAGCTAACTTATCAAGTTTTGGTTATTCAACAGGACAACTTTATACTGTATATAATTTCGTTAATAACGAATTAGCATCTTCTGAAGATAAACAATATTATATTTCGGAAATCTCCTCAGATAGAACTGAATTAAGATTAGAAACTAATTTTATTACTGGGGAAGAAATTGTAAAAGGATTCCAAGATCTTACTCAAAAATTAGATGATCCAAAATATTTTGATGAATTTTACCTTAATTTTGGTAATAATGATTTAATAATTGGTGTTAATATTTTACTTGACACTACAGGGCCTGAAGAATATTCTATTTTAGTAAAGCTTTACGAACCACTTCCTGAATCTTTTGGATTAAAAGATGAATTGTATGTAGTAACTAAAGTAGCTGAAACATCAACTTTCCAAGTGGTGTTTCCTAATAATGTTAATGTTTCTTCAAATTTAAAATATATTCAGGGGCCTAATGTTAATTTAGAAATTAAAGATTTTGTTAACAATTCAACAGAATTAAAATCAAAATCTGAATTATTAAGTACTACATCCTCAGGTTCTAAAGATAATTTACTTAATGTATTAAATCAAAAAGGTGTAAAAATCACACCTAACTATTCATACAATACATTTAATGAGTTTGTTAATTTTTCATCTGCAAAGAAAAGAATTGAAAACTTTGTTGAGAAATTAGAACAAATCCAAGCATATGAAGCTGATCTTGATGCTTTAGCAACTATTACAGGTTCAACTTCAGCATCATTCCAAGTATCTTCAAGTATTGCCTCAGCATATTCTAAAGTTGAAGATATTATTAAGAATTTTGATGGATATGAATATTACTTATACTATAATACTTCATCATTATCTTATCCTAAAACCGGTTCTTCATTCCCATATACTCCTCTTCCTACTACAGATGTAAGTGTTTCTGTATGGTTGGGTAGTGATATTGAAGGTTCTCAATATTATGGAGGTATTTTATTATCTGCCTCTTTATATGATAATAATAATCAAAACTGGCTATATTATACAATCCCAGAATTTATTAGGGATAATAGTGATAACAACCAATATATTGAGTTTTCAAATATGGTTGGTCAACACTTTGATGAAATTTGGCTTTACACTAAAGCTGTTTCTCAAAGAATAAACACTACTAGTGAACTTGAAAAAGGTATTCCTTTAAAGTTAGCTGAAGAGGCAGTCAAATCTTTAGGATATCAAGGGTTTGGAAATAATTACAATAACGAAGGAAATTATATAGGATTAACAGGTGAAAATAATGGTGTTTATGTTCCTCCAACTGGTAGTGAGTTAATTACTAATTATATTGCTGTTAATAATGGATCTATAGTTAATTACTGGGTACTTGATTATTCATATGCTGATTATGTTCAACAGCTTTTAGACCCAGGTTATCCTTATCCTATTGATTCTGTAAGTAAAGAAATTTTTAAACGTCTTTACCACAATATGTCTTACCTTGTTAAGAAAAAAGGTACGATTTCTGGTTTAAGACAACTTATCAATATTTGGGGTATTCCAAATACTATTCTTCGCATTAATGAATTTGGTGGTAAAAATAAAGATAATTCTGATGACTATGATTTATGGTACAACAGATATAGTTATGAATTCTCTCCAATTTCTACCCAACATATGCCTAGTGCTTCTGTTGTATTCCCTTGGATGCCTTTATATAGAAACTATATATCTTCAAGTGAAGAAATAGTACCTGATAGTATTCAATTTAGATTTAAAACAACAGGGTATCCATCATCATCATTCGGTGGGGAATTTTTTACTCAATCTTTATTAGTTAAAAAGTCTGATGGAGACGATACTTCAACAGATTTTGACTTTGGTATTGCTTTATTCTATACAGGATCTACCTCTGGTTCATATTCGGGTTCATATACTAATGAGTATAACGATTGGGGTCTAATGAGATTCTATATGTCTGGTTCAAGCGCAGACGGTGGTGTAGCTGTGTCTAACGACATCTATTTACCATTCTTTAATAAGGGGTGGTGGTCCGTAATGCTCCAAAGAAACCAGCATGTAAGTGCGAGTGATAACAATAATGCTACAACTTATACCTTATATGCTAAAAATAAAATCTATAATGGATTTGATGGTAATACTATAGGATTTGAAGGATCTGCTAGTATTACTTCAAATATCTCAGAATCTATAAATGATGCCTGGAACAAATATGGAACCGGGTCTGCTGATGGTGTTTATTTAGGTGGTTTTATTTCAGGTTCACAAGTAGGAGGAGTTACATTAAATGAATCAGGTAAAATTATCTCAGGTTCACTTCAAGAATTTAGATATTATGCTTATGCTATAAGTGAAAGTATATTTAATGATTTTGTAATGAACCCAGAATCTATTGAAGGTATTAACCTTACAGGTTCATTAAGTTCATTTGATATTGTAAACTTTAGAGCACCATTAGGAAATGAATTAGAAAGTTTATTTACTAGTTCATTAAGTTCTTCATATACTGAATCAATGACATCTATGCACCCTGCTATTACAGGTGCTGCTGCTATTTTAGTTACAGAATCATTCTACAACCCAGGTACTCAAGTATCATCAAGTAATTATGACATTATTTACTATGAAAATAGTACACTAAGAACATTTAGTAAAACTAATACTGAGGTATATTTCTTAGATCAACCTGCAGTTGGTTTACGTAATAGAATTTCTAATAAAATTCAAGTTGCTGATGGAAGTGATTACGGTACTATCCTTTCAAACCAAATTAGTATCCAACAAGACTACCAAATCAGTAGAAGTTATACAGAAGATATTAACAGTTTAGAAGTAGCATTCTCACCTCAAGATGAGGTAAATGATGATATTATTCAAACATTTGGTTTTGGTGTGGTAGCTGACAGTTTAGCTGATCCTAGATTCCTTTCAGAATCGGTTGATTACTATCCTCAATTAAGAAGAACAGCTGAATACTATTTCCAAAAATATACAAAAGGTAATGTTTATGATTATTTAAGATTAATCAAATATTATGATGATTCAATCTTTAAAGCAATTAAATCGTATGTTCCTGCTCGTACAAATGTTTCTACAGGTATTGTAATTAAACAACATTTACTTGAAAGAAATAGATACCCATTACCTACATTAAACGAAACTACTACAGTAGCTCGTTATGCTTCAGGTTCAGGAGCGAACATTACTTATAACAATCCAATCAACTATGAAAACCTTGAATTAACTTCAAGCATTTCAGTTGGCTCATTTAGTGGTGGTGCTGGAGGATCAGCAAATCAATATAATGTTCCTGCCGGATATTTTAGACTTCAAGATAATGATCCTTCTAGCCCATACACTTTAAACTCAGGTAGTGCCACTAGAATATTTACAAATCCTACCTATAGCTGGATTGACACTAGAGAAGACACTTTCCTAGATGTATCTTCTTCATTAATTGATTTGGGTAATGGGTTTACAAATACTGATGGTGAATTTACAAACTATACTACTAATGATTATACAGGAAATATATTATTTGCTGTTAGAAACTTAAATGCCGGTTCAGGTAGTGTCGTAGCTAATGTTGAAGTAGCTTTAAATGAAGTAGGTACTGGAGTAATTGCTACTCAAACTCGTTATTTACCTTTAGGTACTACTGTTGATTATGGGTTTAGAGATATAACTTTTAAATCTAAAAAAACATACTATTTCACCTTAACCTCAGATGCAAACACTGTAGTAAGAAGATTAACAGCTCAATTTGATAATAATGCTTCAACTAATTGGGGTGGTCAAGCATATCCTGATAGTAATGTTAATGTTACTGGATTAACTGAATTTACCAATCATAATGAATCTGAATTCTTTGATGGTGAATATAGTGGTAGTGAATTTGCAGCAACAACCCAATCATTATTTAATAATCCATTTACTAAACCTTCAACTACTGAAACTACATATAATTTCTTGGTAGGTGAATATGGTCCTATTTTAGATTATGGTAATACTAAAATTGATGTAAAGTTTTGGGATTCTGTTATTGATACTTTTGAAACAACAGTTCGTCCCTACAACCCAGGATCTGGTACAGGTTCAGCAATTTGGATAACCCAATCAGCTAATGGTGTTTCTACCCCTCAAAATTATTATGAAGTAGTAGCTATAGCTTTATTAGATAGTGATGGAGCTAACACTGTTATAGGAGGTGGGTGGTATGAGGTTGGGACTGAAGGAAATATTTACCCAAGTGAATCATATTATTGGGCTAACCAAGTTACTTGGGACAGTGCTCCAATGGTTCGTTTTGATATCAATGGTGCTATATCAGCAGGTAGTGTAGATACTGATACAGAATCATCAGGAATTCCACTTACAGATATTGTTCTTCAAGGTTTAAAAATTAAACAACAAGATGATTTAGCCGCCTCTTCAGGGTATGGTTATAGATTTTACTATACAGGAGATGGAGAATATCTTGATACCCCTGGTGATCAAGGTTCTTCAAGATGGATTCTTGGAACAGATCCTACGTTTGCATTATCTGAAGGAGCATATTCTTCATATTTAAAATATTTTAGTACAGCTGTACTTACTTTTGGAGGTAGTGGACTAGGAGCTACTAGTTCTTTAGGGTATGCTATTAAAAATAGTGCTTCTGTTAGTGAAGGTATTGTTTATTATGCTCCTGCTAATTATTACCATACAGGTAGCGAATTAAACAGATGGAAACCTTTTGGGTTATGTTTAAATGCTGTTGATGTTAATAATAACGACAATACTTCTACTTTAAATTATAGTGGCTCACAAATTGAATTTGCACTTTCTGCTTCTGGAACTTCTTTTGTAGATGGTACTGGGTTAAATAGCTTTATTATAAACTCAGACTATATCCCAGTTTTATCAAAAACCTACAGCTCAACTAATAACTCTTTCTTATACAAGTATAATTTACTTAACACTAGTAGGAATAATTCTAGAGTTGGTGATGAAACTTCATTAGTAAGTTTTGATCCTTATATTTCTTCTTTAGGAGTTAATTTTGAAAATTCGGTTTATTATGCTACTCCTAATAACTACAACGAAAATAGAAACAATTCATTTATATACGATGTAGATTATTCTACAAATGCTACTACAGCTACTAACCGTATAGCAGTTATCTCAGGTTCAGCCACTCCAGCTGAAGTACCTGATAGTAATTACACTATGCGCAGAATTATTAATCCTAGATATGATGGGTGTGAGGTAGCAAGTGCTGATTATAACTTCTATACCCCTTCTACTTCAAGTGTAAATTTCCTTTCGGGGGGATCTGGAAGTTGGGGTGGTGATACCACTGGTGGTAAATTTGGTAAAGTTGCAGCTGTTGACAAACATCCTATTTATTTTGCCCATTTTAAAAATTCAAAAGAAAATTACGAACTTTGGGATTCTTATACTTTTAGATTAGATGCCTTAATTCAAGTACCTTCTAATGATATCTCAGGAACTAATATTGTTCCTAAAGTATATAAATTAGATGGTTCAAATGAAAGATTAGATGAAGTATCTTCTATATTTGAAAAAGGGAGAAATGCTATTGTAGCATATGATAAAAATATTTTTAATGGTATTGACTACTCATCTTTAACAGTAGGATCTTCTGAAATTTTACAAGGTGGTCTTGAATATAATGCTGTACTTACCAACGAAATTTCTGAGGTTGAATTTAAAGATACTTGTTCATTTATTTCCTCTAGTTGGGGTGAAATGAGGTATGGTACTAGCTACACAACTTCCCCATATGTTAACTTACAACTCCTCTCGGGTGGTAATGAGGGTAGAGATTATTTCTTAGAAACAGGAAGTGGTCATTTCCTTCTTCAAGGTGGTGGTTTATTAATTAGTTCTTCTTACGAACCAACTTCCGGGATAAGAGTTCAACAAAGAGGTCCTGGGTTAGGTTTAGTTCACACCCTGAATATAGCTATTTCTAATTCACTTCAATTAGTAGCAAACACAGGTTCTACTGCTGTCGGAAGATTAGGGATGCCTAGATCTGGATCATTACCTTATAAAAAATTAAATCCAAATCTTCCAAGTAATTATATTAGGTTTGCTCCAATCTCAGCTTCAGGTGTAGATACTTACGAAGATTTTGATTTACCATTTATTATTAAAAAAGGTGATGAAATTAGAGTTACATGGAATCAAACCACAGCTACAAGAGCATTATTTGAAACTCAAGATTTTATAGTAACTGATGTCCGTACCTCAGCATCAGCATTATCCGCAGCATATGGTGATGATTATAATATTTCAACTTATAATCCAATCTACAATCATGATGTTTTTCATAGTTCTATTTGGAATACTATTAATGTAACACCTGACCCTTCAACATTTAATATTCCTGCTGGGGAAGTATTTAATTTTACTATTAGAAGAAGAGTAAATGCTGATGATAGAGCAGTGATTTTCCAATCACCTCCATCTGGTTCTTTAGGAATTAAAACCCCTTCAGGACAAGGATATTTAATACCCAATGATTTATCAGCGGTACAAAAACGAAATGTTCAAACAATCATTACTCAACTTAAATCTAGAAATCTATTTTTAGATACATTAGATGTTGAACAAACGTCCTCAACTTAACAACTAAATTTGGATAGAAACTAAAAAAACGTATATTTATAAATAAAATAATCTAACAATGGGATATTTAAATAACCAAGTAGTAACAATTGATGCCATCCTTACTAAAAAGGGAAGAGAATTACTCTCGAAAGGTGATGGTTCTTTCAAGATTACTCAATTTGCTCTAAGTGATGATGAAATCGATTATACCTTGTATAATCCAAATCACCCCTCAGGTTCTGCTTACTATGGTGAGGCGATTGAAAACATGCCTTTAATGGAAGCTTTTCCTGATGAAACCCAAATCATGAAATATAAATTAGCTACATTACCTCGTGGTACAGCTAAAATGCCTGTTTTAGATGTTGGTAGAAGCAGTGTTATTTTAAAACAAAATGCTCCTTCAAATATTACACCATCAACATTAAATTACTTGGGTAATAACCAAACAACCGAAAGTTCAGGTTATACCTTTACAATTTCTGATATTAGATTATTCTCAACATTTGAAGGAACTGGAATTGATACTAAAGCTTCTCAAGCATTAAACTCAACTTCAACTAATGGTACCAATGTATCTAAAACAGTAATTGGAACTACATTGAATATGAGAGCAACAGGTGTTAATACATTATTTGGTAGTCAAACTACTTTATATGCTACATTAACAATTGTTGGTAGAGACAGTGGTGCAAGATTGCAAATCCCAGTAGAGATTAGAAAAACAAATACAACAACTGCATAAGCTATATAACACTATAAGATATGGGATTTTCATTATTACAACCTGAAGATTTAGTACTAAGTAACGATTCTGTTACCGCTGCTATATGGAGCAATAATACTCCAACACTAACTTCTTTTTATACTTCATCAACTCAAGTAGTTAGCAGCACCTCAGAATTTTTCTTTTCAGTTTACCAAACTGCATCTACTGATTCAACAGCTGCTGTACAATTTAACATTGCATATTGTGATGCTGATGGTAGTGGTAGTACATTTTACAATGCTTTAGTAACAGGTTCAACACCTACTAAATCAAACTATGGTCAATATCGTACTTTGATTTTAGGAGATGAAAACGCAAGCTTCATCTTTGGTAACTATTCTGCATCTTATTTTTATGCTATCAACGTAGAAAGAGCAAGATATAAAGAAAAATTATTCCCTGGTACAATGACTCTCCATCTTTCAGGTTCAGGAGGTATTGTTAAATTAACAGATGATAGTGTTGTTGCTTCTTCAGTAACCTATACTGATGCCGGTAGAAAATATAACCTAGTTTCAGGCTCAGCTGGAACAGTTTACACAGGTTCAAATGCTAATGGTTGGGCTGATTCAGGTTCATATGGTTGGGTGTTACCTGATATTGGAGTAATTTTATTAAATGGTGAAGCTTTAAGTGGATCTATGTCTGTAGGTGGTATTTCACTTCCAACAACACGTTCATTTGATTCAGGATCATTTAACCAAGCTAAAATTGTAAACTCTTTAAATATTGCTGGAGCTGCCGGATCCGGATTTACTCTAAACTCAGAAGAAACACTTTCATCTGATTTTATTTTCGTTAGAGCTAGAAACAGTGAATTTAACTATTCAGAAAACCCATCATTTATTTCGGGTTCTACTGGTGAAGTATTATTTAATTCATTTATTGATAACCCTAAAACCTATATTACCACAGTAGGACTTTACAACGATAATAACGAACTCTTAGCTGTAGCGAAGTTGTCAAGACCTTTACCAAAAGATTTTACAAAAGAGCTACTTGTGAGAGTTAAGCTAGACTTCTAAAATGAATGAGTGCGTTCAAACAATTTACAACGAAGGATGTTGCTATAACACCATTTGATGCTATTAAAGGATTTTCTTTTAGTGGTAATGAGATAACTGGTTCTACCGTTGGAATTGAAGTCTATCAGGGAATAAAACCAACATCATCAGTTTTTATATCCCAGTCTGAACAACCTACAGGATTAGTTTTTATACAAAATACTACGGGTATTTACTCTAGTATTAAACAATTATATTATTCAAACTATTTAACCTCAAGTTTAGGAGATACAGTTCCTACACGAAGTATTATAGCAGGTGCTACTCCTGAAGACCTTAGGTATGTAGGTGCTATTGAAGCTCCTAGATATGAAAATTATCTTCAATCAACTCTAACCCAATCAAGATATTTTCCAACAGGATCAGGGGATAAAATCTCCGTAGTTTCTGTACCTGCTAAATTATTTGGTGAAAATATTGTTCCTTATACATTTGAGGTAGAATATACTAACTCTTTAGGATTAGCTGCTAAAGTTATTGATGATGGGGAAGGTAATCTTAAAGTATTATCAACATCAGGTTCTATAGCTGCTTATGGGGCAGGAGCTTATGGAGCTGGAAGTTATGGGTCACTAACCGGTCTTAATTCTGGGAGTATTGTAGGTCAAGTATTTTATTCTCATGGTATAGCAACATTTACTACTAGTTCCCTTATTACAATGGGTGGTGAAGTAAGTGAATCTGTTGCTAATTTAGCTAATTTTACAGTTAATTTTTCATCCTCATTTAGATTATACGAACATCAATATAAGTGTGGTATTAGAAATAATGAATTTGATTTCTCTCTTAACCCAACTTTACTCTCAGGCAGTGCTGATGATGTTTATTATGATTTTGCAACAGGATCAGAATTTAATCCATATGTAACAACCATCGGCTTGTACGATGAAAATAATCAATTATTAGTAGTAGGAAAACTTTCATTTCCCGTACCAATTTCTAGGTATGTAGATACTACTTTAATTGTTAATTTCGACACTTAAAAAAACAATCATGAACTGGATTTATCAAAATGAAGAAATGAAGGGAGTCTCTGACTTTCCTGATGAAACTTATGGCTTTGTTTATAGAATAGTTCACAAACCAACTGGCAAAGCTTATATTGGAAAAAAAATACTCCAAAACACAACTAAAGTAAAATTAACCAAAAAAGAATTAGCTGAATATGAAGGTGTAGTAGGTAGAAGACCTGCTTACAAACTCGCAGTTAAAGAATCAAATTGGAAATCATATTGGGGCTCTAACAAATACCTAAAAGAATTATACGAGACCGAACCAAAAGAAAATTTTGAACGTCATATTATAATTTGTGCCCCTACAAAAAAGTTATTAACTTATTATGAAGTAAAATACCAAATGGTATACCAAGTACTAGAAAAACCAGATGAATTCTTTAATGATAACATTCTTGGAAAGTTTTTTACACGTGACTTTGATGTCTAAAAATGGTTTCGTATATTACCCTCTATGGTAAATGAACTACTTGTTAATCTAGTTGATTCTGTCTTAGGTGCAGGGAAAAGAACAGCGAGGGGCAATAAAGCTTATCACTGTCCTTACTGCAACCACCATAAACCTAAACTAGAAGTCAATTTCACCCAGCATAAAAAAGGATATAATCCTTGGCATTGTTGGGCTTGTGATAAAAAAGGTAGTCGTATATCTCAAATCTTTAAAAAAGTAGGAGCATCATCTGAAAAATTTGAAGAATTAACCAAACTTATAGGTTCAGAAGTTGAATACAAACAAGTAACTACTTCTACAGAACTAAAACTTCCCGAAGAATTTAAACCAATTATAGGTAGTCGTGATATTGTAGCACGTCATGCTTTTGCTTATCTTAAAAATAGAGGCATTACAAGAGATGATATTGAAAAATATAATATTGGTTATTGCGAATCAGGTCGATATGCTAAAATGGTTATTATTCCATCTTATGATGAAACAGGAAAATTAAACTATTTTACAGGTCGTTCATTTGAAAAGGATCCTTATGTAAAATATCGCAACCCAGAAACATCACGTGACATTGTACCATTTGAATTGTTTATAAACTGGAGTATACCGCTTATATTGTGCGAAGGACCATTTGATGCCATAGCCATTAAAAGAAATGCTATCCCGCTATTAGGCAAAAATATACAACAAAATTTAATGAAAAAAATCGTCACATCTGAAGTTGAAAAAATCTATATAGCTTTAGATACAGACGCCCAAAAGCAAGCCCTCAAGTTTGCTGAATATTTTATAAATCAAGGTAAGGAAGTCTATTTTATGGACTTAGATGGGAAAGACCCGAGTGAAATGGGATTTGAAAATTTCACAAAACTAATTCAAAAAACGTTTCCAATAGATCAATATGGTTTGATGGAAAGGAAGCTACAACTACTATGAGTAAGAGAAACATTAAAAAGTCTTACGATCGTATCTTAGAAATTTCTGAAGATGCCAAGCAAATTACAATGCCTGATTCGCGCTATTATAGACGAAATGGCGAATATTACCCCTCAGTAACTTATGTTTTAGGAACTTACCCTAAAGGTAAGTATTTTGAAGACTGGCTAAAAAAAGTAGGTTATTCATCTGAATATATTGTTAAAAAAGCAGGGGAAGAAGGTACACAAGTTCATGAAATGATTGAAGCGTATTTAAACGGGGAAGAATTAAACTTCTTAGGTCCTCATGGTCGCCCCTTATATCATCCAGATGTTTGGCAAATGTTTTTACGTTTTGTTGAATGGTGGGAAGAATACAATCCTATACTAATCGAAACTGAAGTACACCTATTTTCAGATGAACTTAAAGTAGCAGGTACTTGTGATATGGTTTGTGAGATTGATGGTGAACTTTGGATTATCGACTTTAAAACATCTAATAATCTACAAACAACATATGATTTACAGGCAGCTGTTTATGGTCAAATGTATAAAGAATGTTATGGTAAAGAAGCAAACCGCTATGGTATCCTTTGGTTAAAATCTAACAAACGTAAGGGTGCAAGTGGTAAAATGCAAGGTAAAGGATGGGAAATGTATGAGTCATCTCGTTCACAAGAAGAAAATCTTGATATTTTTAAAACAGTTAAAAAATTGTTTGATTTAGAAAACCCAACCCATAAACCTATTTTTACCCAATTTAAAACGCAAGTGAAACGAAAGTTGTGATATTTATATTAAAACACATTGATGATTTCACTGACACGACTTTTAAAGGAAGTTCAAGGTAACCCAAAAGCTATAATCCTTGCTGGCGCCCCTGGTGCTGGTAAGGGTTCTATCTTGGGGGATTTAGATTTATCGGGGTTAAAAATATTCAATTTAGATGATACTATTTTAGCTTTAGCAAAAGCCGAAAAATTTTCACTAAATCAAAAAGATACAGATGCTGAAAACAGAAGTGCTTTTATGAAGGCAATGGCTGCAGCAACTAAAAAACTTAAAGGAGAACAAATCCCTACAGCAATCGCTAATAAAGATTCATTTATCTTAGATGGCACGGCTGCATCAGCTAAACAAACTCAATTATTAGTTGACCAATTAAAGGAAGCTGGCTATGATATAATGATGTTATATGTTTATACGCATCTTGAAACGTCTCTAAAACGCAACGAACGTAGGTTCGAGAAGAGTGGTGGTGAAGATAGAAGTTTAATGCCAAGCGCTGTATACAGAACTTGGATTGATGTAGCTAAAAATTTTGAAACTTACCAACAAATGTTTGGTAATAATTTTGTATCTGTTTCAAACTTAGGTAAAGATGAAACAATGAAAGATGTAGAAAAAATTCTAAAAACCTACATCGATCCATTTAAACCAACAGATGCTAAACCTAAAACTGATAAGGAAATAGCTAGATCTAAAAAACAATCTGAAGAATTAAATAAAGAAATCCAAGATTTCTTAAATTCAGATAAAGTCCAAAATATTATTGATAATTCAGTGTCTAAAGAAGAGGCACAATCAAAGATAACATCATTTGTAAATGGCTAAAACAATCGCAGCATACGGAGGTGGATTCAAACCACCCACAGCAGGTCATTTTGAAGTAGTAAAACGTGCTTTAGAACAATTCCCTGAAATAGAGGAACTTACAATTTATGTAGGTGGTGGTGAACGTGATGGTATTACTCAAGCTGAAGCTGTTTTAATTTGGGAAATTTATCAATCATACCTTCCAATGAAGGTTAAAATTGAACCCTCAAAAGCCCCTATTGGGGATATTATCCGTTTAGGTAAAAATAATCCACAAGACAAAGTTTACTTTGTAATTGGAGCTCGTGAAAAAAATGAAGGGGATCTAAAAGATATTGAATCACGTACTAAGGGGGTTGAAGAAAAATACCCTAATATGGAGATTAAAATTATTCAAACACCTGGAGGAGGTATGAGTGGTACTAATGCTCGTAAAGCCGCTAAAGTATCTGCTGAAGAATTTTACAAATACCTACCCTCAGAATTAACAGATGAAGAAAAACAAGAGGTTTACGATATTGTAAAACCTATGGTAAATGAAACACTTTTACCTTCTGCTTCTGATATTAAAGCTAAATTTAAAGATTTAATATTTGCTGTAAAACAACAAGGTGGAGATGCTAAAAAAGCACTTGTTATGTTAGTTAAAGCCGCTAAAGGTGAAATTGATCTAACAGATGATGATAAAGCATTTATTAAGTTGCAATTAAAAGATGCTCTTAAAGCTGTTTTAGGAACAGCTATATTTGCTCTCCCAGCAGGTTCATTAGTATTGCTCTTGCTTAAAGCTATTAAACTACATGGGTTAGTAATCCCAACCGCATTCCTAAATGAAAGATTAGAGCCATATAAGTTTAAGGTATTATTTTTAGAAAATGAAGATAATACTACAAGATATACTTTTACAACAAACCAGGGTACCGAATATTTAGTAGATTTAGTTAGAAAACCTAAAACTGAAGTAAAAATTGAATATGGTGCTATTAAAGAAGGTCAAAAATCTTGGGTTAAACCTACTAACGAAGGTGAACCCCTTAAAGTTATCTCTACCGTAACTGAAATTATTAAAGAGTATTATGTAAGTAATCCTAATCTTGAAGTTGTAAAATGGAAAGCAACTAAGGGTAAAAATAATACTAAAGTTGATAGTCAAAGAGACAAACTAAACATTAAATTCTTCCAGAGAGAAATGCCTGGGATTAAAGTAGTTCATGAAGGTCAAGAAACAAGAATTATCTTACCTAAATTAAATGAAAATGCTACTTATTCTAAAGACATTGACATTATAGAAAAATGTGCTGCCTTAACAAACCACATGCGTGAAAAAGGATACAAGATTGATCCTTTACCTTCGATTGAATTTGTTAACGGTGATACTGAAAATGCTAGAGATTTCTTTGGTAAAACAGCATATTACGATCCAAACGAACAAAAAATTGTTTTATATACTGAAGGTCGTCATCCTAAAGATATTGTTCGTTCATTTGCTCACGAGATGATTCATCATGTGCAAAATCTTGAGGATCGTTTAGGTAATATTACAACAACAGATACAACTGAAGATTCTAATTTAGAGGATATCGAAAAAGAAGCATATCTAAATGGTAACATCTCATTCAGAAACTGGACTGATAGTCTACAGGAAAAGAAAAAGAAAGATCCATTTGGTTTAAATCAATATGCTCGTGAATTAGCTCAGGGTTTAGAAGAATCATTAAATGAAGGTCGTTACGATAGTATTTCAAGACAATTAGCTTCAATTGCTCTTAATTCTTGGAAAAGCGATTTCAAAGATGGAGCAAGCTATGGATATTTTGTGGGTGAAATTACTCCTGAAGAATATCCAACGGATTTAACATTTACATTTAAAGCATTAGGTCGATTTGTAGATGGTCCTTACAAGCACAACGGTTATTCAAGATCAGATGGTGAAGTAGGAGTTAAATATGAAATTCCAAAAGATTCTATCCCTCAAATTTGGGAAGAAGTTTATATGGATTTAATTTCTACTATTCGACATGAAATTGAACATCAAACCCAAGGTGGTAAAAATGTTAAACCTGGTAAAGGAATGGCTTCTGACCAAGAATTAAGAAAATTAATTCAAAAAGGAGGAAGTGATTTAGTAGCATATGTTACTCTACCTAAAGAAATCGAATCAAACGTTCAAGGTTTATATCTTAAAGCTAAAAAGTGGAGACGTCCTTATGACGAGATAGCTGATGAATATATTAAGGATTTCCTTAAAATCACCAACCCAGCTGATGTAAACTATGTTAAAAATAAATGGCAAGAAGTAGCTAAAAAACGTAATCTACCTAGTTTATTAAATGAAGGTCGTTACGATGCTTTTGTAAATAAATTGTCTCGAATCGTATTTGAAATGTTTAAAGACATTCACGATAGAGGAGATAAAGAAGGTGAATTTGAATTTAGAGTAGACCACCCAGATGAAGAACACGATATCCCATCTGAAGATTTTTACTTTGATCTAGCAGGTACAGTTAAAATTACTGATGATGAATACATGGTAGATGGGGGGGCAAATGCTGGATTTGATGATGAAGGAGAAGAAATTACTCCAATGCTCGCAGTTAAATTTAAAATCCCTAAAAACCCAGATTGGCAAAAAGTATCTTTTGATATTAAAGATGTTGTAAGACACGAGCTTGAACATTTAACCCAAGATGGAGAAAACGTTAAAGGTGTTGTAATAGATCCTAAAGATCCAAGATTAAATAGACCTGGTAAGCAAATGGATGATGATCAAACAATTAGAGATTTAATTGATCTTGATTTATTGCCTAAAGCAGATTACTTTAGATTACCTAAAGAAATAGATGCTATGCTTCAAGGTCTGTATTATAAAGCTAAAAAATCTAGAACTCCATTTAAAGATGTAATTAATAATTATCTTGATACTCAACCCATTAATGATGAGGAAAGAGAAAATATATTAAAAGTTTGGAGAAGCAGAAATAAGGCCTTATCTTTACCATTATTCGAAGAACTAGAAGAAATGGAATACGAGATTTACTCCGATATGGACGGGGTTATTACTGATTTTGATGCTCAATTTATGAAAGCTTCTGATGGCATTCGTCCTTCAGAATATGAGCGCAATATGGGTAAAGATGGATTTTGGGAATTAGTAGATGGTAAAGGTGTAGGTTTCTGGGTAGGGATGCCTTGGATGCCTGATGGTAAACAATATTGGGATTATATTAAAGAATACAATCCTATTTTATTATCATCACCCTCAAGATCAAATACTTCACGTTTAGGAAAACGTTTATGGGTTAGAAACCAACTACCAGGAACTAAATTAATTTTGGCTCAAGCTAAAGATAAACAAAACTATGCTCGTAAAAATCGTATCTTAATTGATGATCGTCCTTCAAATATTGATGAATGGCGCTCACAAGGCGGTATTGGGATTTTACATACCTCAGCATCAAACACTATTAGACAGTTAAAAGAATTAGGATTATGAGCCATTTAAAAACATTAGCAGGAGGATACAAAGAAAATTCTCCTAGAGTTCGTAGTGAACATTCAAAAAAACCTTTTGTAGATACTAGTATTAAAATGATTAATGCTCAAGAGCTAGCTAACAATATTAAATTATGGGCTAGTGAGGGTAGGTTATCTTCTGAAGACATCCAATTAATTATATCTGAATTACAAAAATTATAATGAGTGATAATGTTTTAAAAAAAGAGTTTTCTAAACAAGATGTTACCCGTTTACGAAATCTAGTACAAGGTAAATATGGAGATAAAACTCAACAAAGTGTAGGTTATACTAAATCTCAAGAATTTCATTCTGAAGGAGATGTTTGGGAAGAAGATGGTCGTAAATGGACTATTAAAAATGGTATCAAACAAAACATTACAAAGTTAGATAAAGCAAAAAAGGCACACGTAATGCCTATTTTTTGTCCTAATTGTAAAAATGTAATGAAAAAACGTTTTGATAAGGATTATTATAATATCCATAAAAAATGTTTTGATTGTGTAATCGAGTTTGAACACGATTTACGCAAAGCAGGTTTATACGAAGAATACGAAAAAAATATCCGCAATGCTGATATTGATGGGTTTATCAAAGATTTTAAAGCATACGTTGAAGATGAATTAACCCAAAATAACTCATCATTTGTTACTGAAGCTGGAGATGTTGAAAAGTGGGTTGGTGGTCTGAATGAAAAACGTGTATTAGAGGCATTAGACAAAACTATAGAACATCTCGAGAAAATGAAAAAGTAACAGATTTTCGTATATTTATAAATAAAATCTACAATGTCTGACTTTAATATTCATGCTTGGAAAAAAAATCAATATCTTGCTGAAGCAGGACTTGGTAGCTCTCAGGCACAATCCTTAGCTAATCTTATTAATGATGCTATTATGCAAGTAGATGAGTCTCTATCTTATAGAGACTTTGCTATTGCTGTTGGTATCGTACTTAAAGAAGAGTATGGCTCTCATAACTTTGGAAAGTTTATGGAAGTATTACATGCTGAATTAGGTATAGAAGAATCTATAAACGAAGAACAAGCTTACGATACATACAAAGTACACGTTGTTACTTCTGATCCTTACGAAGGTGGTCCTGATGAGTGGTTTGATCATGAAGTAAAGGTAGATTCTTCTTTAACTGGTGACGATATTAAAGCAAGTATCAAAGATACTATCTATGATATGGGTTATAGACATTTGTACAAACTCAATTACGAGAAAGCATAATGGAAGATATTAAAAAAATACAAGAATTCTTCTCTAAACCTTTAGAAGAAAATTCCTTTAAAAAAGGTGATAAAGTAACCTATTTGGGAAACCCAGCCGAAATCACTTTCGTAGGCAAAGACCAAATGGATAGAACATATTATAGTGTATCCTACGATAAAGGTAATGGTAAAACTAAAGCATCAAACCTTTATAACAAAGGTGGTGAAATTAAACCTTTAAACGAGGGAAGCGAAAATATAGATGTTGAAGACTTTGCTAAAGTAGTTCAAGCAATCAGCCAAACAAACCACCCCGTAACTGTATTGTTAACTCCAATTTTTGGAAAAAATGAAATCGAAATCATTGTAGGTAATGATGCACCCGATCCTATTGTTGATGATATGTTTAATATAATAGCTGACTTAGGATACAAACGTGGGGAGTATAGTATAGTAGGTGATACATCTAGTTTATCAAGAAGAGAATATTCCCAAATTCGTAGAATAAATGGTGGTCATAAAGATTACCAACGCTGGGAAGAATCGGTAAACGAAATGGATATCAATGACCCAGTCTTAATGAAAATGAGAGCTGCTAAAGATAAATTAGCTAAAAAAGGAACAGATAATACTAGTGGTGATCCTAACGACCGTTTCTTTAAGAAGAATATGGATAGACTAAAAAAGTTAGATGCTTTAAAGAAAAAACGCGCTCAAATTATGCGCGATATGGAACAAGAAGCTGAACCCGAAGGTGGCCCAATCGCAGACAAGTATGGTGATATGCTTAACAAAATTGATAAAGCAATTGATCTACTTTCACCCCAGAAAAAAGGGGATGAATATATGTCTAAGGATGAAATTGAAAGACGAGCAGCAATGATTCAAGATCCTTACGCTAATTATATATCACAAGTAAATGCTATGTTTGGTTTAGAAGAAAACAAACCGGTAGCAAACCCCAACAAACACATTAAAGGAATCCAAATTCAATTAGATCAATTAGGTATTAAATATGAAATGGATCCTAAAAATAAAGTCCAACCATTCAAAGTAATTTACAAACCAGTAAATAAAGATGATGACTTTTATGATAAATTTGATGATATTGTATTCAGATACAATCTTAAAGGTGTTGTAAAAACATCAATGAGTGAAGCTTCTAAAGAAGAAGAAACTGAATTTCATAAAAAATTAGATAAATTAGTTCATAGCACTTTCGGTAAAAGAAAAGACGAACTAGAAGAAGGCGCTGTTGAAATAATGGATGCTTATAATCGTATTTTAGATTTACTTAAAAAAGAATCTCGTGCTTTAAATGATGACGATTCATATGCTTTAGGTTTAAAATTAAGAGCATGGTTTGAAAAGAATATTATAAACGAAGATTCTAAAGGTGCTTTAAATTATTTTAACGATTTAAAATATTATTATCAAAAAGCATTTAGATATCTAGATGTTAAAGAAAGAGAAGAATATAAACAATTAGCTAAAGATTTCTTTTCTAACTTACAAATTGACGATAAAGTTAGAGCTGTTGGTTTAGAAGAAAATGATCAATTAACCGAAGCTTACGTTCCTCAAAACATCAAAGAATTTGCTAAAAGAAAAGGTGTTTCACGTTTAGTAAACACTGTAGCAGGTTGGGCTGAAAAAGTAGGCGCTCGTATTACTGGTGGAACTGCTATTGGTAAATACTATAATACTCTTATTTTAGATTTAGGTTATCAAACCGGTGACATTCGTATCGATTGTGATGAAGAAACAGTTGAATTATATTACGAACCAGTAAACAGCTTTGCTGAATTTAAAAACGTGTTTATGGAAGAAGAAAGCCGTAAACAAGCTGAACACGATGAAGAAACTTTACGTCGTGAACAAGGTTTAGAAGAAGGTGCTTCAACTGAAGAGAAAAAAATTGCTCAACAAGCAGTTAATAGAATTGCCAAATACAGAGGCGTAGGTAAAGATGAAGCCAAAAATGATTTAATTAGAGCAGCTAAAGAATTAGCCGAAACAATTAAATTAGGTGAAGGCGTTATCTACGAAGAACTTTGTGAAAAAGGCAAACGCTACATTAAAGCAAGACAAGCTGCTGGTGAAAAATCATCTGCTTACCTCTCAGGTCGTGCTGTTAGAGTATGTAAAGGTCAAATCGAATGGCCTAAAAAAGGAAAAAAATAATGACAAACGAGCGCCTGCAAGAAATTATTCAAGAGTCATTGCGCGACTGGTTCAAAAAAGAGGACTGGGTGCGCATTGATACTCAAGGTAATATTACTGGCCCTTGTGGTACTATGAAAAAAGGTGATGCAACTACTCGTTGTCTACCAAAAAAGAAAGCTCAATCACTAACTAAAGCGGAAAGAGCTAAAACATCTCGTAAAAAAGCAGCAGCATCTCGTAAAGGTAAACAATTTGTTTCCAATACAGATAAAGCAAAGTATAAAAAAGGAACATACCATAACAAGAAATAAAATGGGTACATTTGATTATAAATCATATATTGCTAATAATCCTCTTTTAAAAGAATTTGAGGACAATGGAGCTGAAGAAAAAGCATTTGATGCTGAATTAATGGCTACCGCTAATGGTATTGCTGCTACTTTAGGTAAAGAACTTAAAGCTAAAAAAGGAGATAAAGACCAATTAGACGAAGTTCTTGGTTCAGTTATTGCCGGTATTTTAACAGCTAATACATTAGTCAATTTTATCTCTAAAATGGCTGCTAAACTATTTAAAAAATTAAACTTTAAAAAAGGTGAAGATATCGCTGAAAAAATTCATCATTGGGCTCACGATAACGAAACCGCCTTCCAAGCTCCAATCAAACGTGTTTTAGCTTTCTTTATTAAAGATGAAAAAAAATTAGATATGGTTACTAAAGCATCCTATGCCATTGTGGTTGGTTTAATGGCAGCTGGTTACGGAGCAGAAGCAGTAGAGGGTTTATCTAAAGCCGATTGGTTTAAAGGAACTTTATCTTCATTAAAAGCTGTTGCTAAGAGCGATGAAGCATTAGTTAACGCTTATCCAGCAATTAAAACCCTTATGGTATAAGGTAAAATTTTTGATATATTTATAATAAAAATCTTATATAATGGACAACTTCGATTTTAAAAAATACTTAGCTGAAAACAGATTACATGAAAACATGTTTGACGTTGCTACAACAGAGAAAATTGCTCAAGCTGTAGCAGACGCGTTTACAGCTGACGATGAACTAGACCTAAAATATACAGTCCACCCAGGAACAGAAGAAAGTTCATTCGATCTTGATGTTGAGGCTGGTCCTAACACCCCAGGTGAAGATTGGAAAGATAAAAATGGATTTAGTATCGATAACTACCTTGGCGAATTTGCAGGTGGTTCTTTTTACATCAAAGACGGAGTAGTATACAATGCTGCTAGCAGAAATGCTCCCGTTGCTAATGTATCACCAGAAGGTGAAGTTGAAATGATTTCAGCTGAAGAATCAAGAGCTGCCATTGATTCACAAGATGATATCCCAGCAATTGATAGAATGTATAACTCTGATGCTTGGGTGCAAGCTCAAAGAGATGCAATGGAAGAATCTAAAGAAGAAAAAAAATCAAATAAAATGAAAAAATCCGAATTAAAGGAAATGATCCGCACTGCATTCCTTAACGAAACAGAAGAAAAAGTTGAAGAAGGCACTTGGGCAGTATTGCCTGCTCGTATTCCTGAATTTATTCAAGCTGTAGAAGATCTTAAAGATGAATATCATGGTGTAGTAGGTAGTGATGATGTGTTTGATGGTTTAGACGCTGCTATTAGCGCTGCTGAAGAATTATTAATGAACACAGCTGAAATTAAAGAAGCTGAAGAAGATGAAGAAGAAGTAACTGTAGATGACACTGAAGAAATCGATGTTGATACAGATGCTGAAACTGCAGATGCAGGTGAAGTAGATGTTGAAGCCGATGCTGAAGTTGAAATGACAGGCGATAAAAAAGAAGTTCAAGACAACTTACAAGCTGCTCTTGAAGCTGCTAAAGCATTAGGTGACCAAAAATTAGTAGACCAAATCGGTAACTCAATTACATTCTTTACTCGTACACACGTTGTAGGTAAATCTGAAGTAGCTGAAGCTGATGTAGATGTTGAAGTAGATTCACCTGTTGAAGATGCTGAAGTAGGAATGAAATTAGATGAATCAATCAACCGCATGAAAAAACTTGCAGGTTTAATTAAATAAAAACTATGAACACACAAGAATTAAAAGAAAAATTAGACGCATTGTACGAAACATTCTCAATGGAACACGAAGGTAAATCTAAAGCAGCTCATGGTAGAGCTCGCAAAGCGTTAGGTGAAATGAAAAAACTCGTAACCGAATATCGTAAAGCATCAGTTGCTGAAGATAAAAAATAAAATATGCTTAACGAACGCAAACTTACCAAAGCTGAACTCAATAAAAGAGAAGATATCGTAAAAGATATGAAAAAAAACAAGCGTGCTTTAGTTAAAAAGTACGGTAAGGATGCTGAACAAGTAATGTATGGTCGCGCCACGAATATAGCAAAAAAACAAGCCGAAAGTATGAATCAAGACAAACTTAGAGAAATAATCAAAGATGCTTTAATGGGTCCTATGGTTGACCCTGAAGCAGGTGAAGACCAATATAAAGATGAGCAAGACCTTGCTACCGTATCTCATGCTTTAGACCAATTAGAAGCTAAATTAAAAGCTCACGATTGGTTTTACATGATGTCGGATGACCATAGAGCATACACTAATGGAAGACACGAACAAAGTGAAATTAGATCCATTATGAATGATCTTGAAGGCCTTGGATACGGTAAAGACGCTAAAGAATTATACAATCAATATGCTCCTTTCTCTGAAGGAGGTCCTGATTTTAGAATGAAAGAAGCTAAAGGTAAAGATATGGACAAAGATGGAGACATCGATTCAGATGATTACCTAGCTGCTCGCGATAAAGCAATTAAAAAAGCAAAAGGCGAAATCAAAGAAGATTGGGGCAGTTCAGATCAATCAATCATGAACCAATCCATTCATAGAGATTTAGGTAACCCAACAGAATTCCCTGGTCTATCTCAAATTATGGATGCTGCTGAATCTGCAGTTGACTTTTATTGGGACGATTGGGATGAATATCAAACAGATAGAGAGGGTTTGATCATGTCTGCAGCTCAAAGATACGCTAGACAATACCACCCAGAATTTATGGCTAATGCTGCTAGAATGATGGAACCAATTGATGAAATGGACATCAATGGCCCAATAAGAGAAATAAGCGGAGATAAAGTAGAAGCCCTAATGGAGCTAAGAAATATCTTAGATGAACTTCAAGTATTAGGAGATCAAGCCAGAGATATTATCGCACAAAACTTCCCATCTTACCTTAGTAAAGGAGAAGCATATGGTGCTTTTGATTTAGGTTCAAGCACAAACAGATACGATACTACAATTGCTTCAATCGTAGACGAAATTGAAGAATACGGTGAGGAAGAAGATGAAGATGAGGACATGATGCAAGAAGATATGGATCTTGGTCATCAAGATAATGAACCTCATATGTTAAAAGGTGACCTATACCGTATTGGAAAATACGCTATGGAATTATACCAAATGGTAGATGGTTTCGAAGGTCAAGGTGAAGTAGATTTCCCACATTGGTGGCAATCAAAAGTAATCAAAGCTAAAGATTATTTAGTAGGCGCTAAACATTACTTAGATTTTGAAATTAAAGAACCTCAAATCGATGCTATGGTAGATGTTGCTCAAGATGTTGAAGCAATTGATGAAGCAGCAGGTAAATTTGTAGTTCGTCCTTGCTCTAATCCAGGTACACCATTTGCTGTATGGCAAACTTCTAAAGATGGAGAAAACGACAAGCGTATTGAAGGATTCAAAACTAAAGAAGATGCTCAAAAATTCGCTGATGAAAAAAATTCATTAAAAGAAGAAGAAGCAGGCGAAGCAGATATGGTAGCTTCAGATATCCAAAAAGCAATGAATGCTGTTAAAGGAGATGACGCTAAAACATACCAACTTCAACAAGCTAGAAAAGCAATGAACAAAGGTGATTTAGATAAAGCTAAAAAAATCGCTGATCGAATTGCTAAAATGTTAAAAAAATAAAAAATGACCGCAAGCGAGTTAAGAGAAAAAATTAGGGCTATTATACCCATAGTATATAAAGCTCAACAGAAATCCGACGCTGCAGCCGTTGAGTACGATGAATTGACTAAATTCCCCGAACTCAAAGCGGTTATAGTCGATCTATTAACGTCGGATTTCGATTCATTCTTAGCTTCTATTGATTGGGTTGCTCCTCGTCCTACCACGTTTCGTATAAACTTAAAAAACGGACAGGAATTTTATCTTATCTATAATAGCAGAAGTTGGATTGCTCAAGTTGAAGGTAAAAAGTATTATCTTTTAAATCTTCCTGAAGAAGAGCGTGCTGCTGAAGCAATTGCTCGTATATTACGATATGGTGCTAAAACACCTGAAGGTGAAGGTGCTGATACTAGTGGAGCAGAAGATTTATCACTTGATACAGGCACTGAAACTGAAACAGAAACTGAAACTGAAACAGATTTAGAAGTATAAAATAAAATAAAATAAAATGGATAACTTTGATTTAAAAAAATATTTAGCTGAAGGTAGACTATTTAAAGAATCCATAAATGAACAATTAACAAAAGGATTTAACCCAGGTGAAAAATACTTCTTACCTGATGACGGATATATGGCTGCTAAACTTCGTGCAGAAGATGGTTGGTATACTCCTAGAGCAGGTAAAGCCGGATACAGTGAAACACCAGAAGAACAAGCTTACCATACTATTAGGTATGAAATGGGAGTTAAAGATCCTGAAAAAACTAAAAATTTTATTGCTGGGTGGATGAAATACAATCAAGAAGTACTTGATGGAATCACGAAACTTGTAGTTAATAAAGATCCCATACCAGATGAAAAAAGCAAAAGTGGTGTAATTTGGAATTGGGATGGAGATAGAAACTCTTTAGAACAAGTTCCACCTAAATTCAAATTAGCTGTAAAATCAGAATTTGAAGGTAAATTAAGTGATGAAGAATTCGAAGAGGCTTTTGACGGAATTAAAAACTTTTTTGCTGACGAGGCAGGTAGAGGTAGTAAAAAGTTCAACTCGGACGATTGGGCCGAAATGATTGAAATGGACTACTTATAATATAATAAAATAAAATAAATTGGATCCAATTACAAAATATTTAAATAGGATTGCATATAAGTTTCCTAAAGGATATCCTGACATGAATAATGATCAGGATGTTTTGTTGTTGGAGACATTACTAAGTGAAATCGAATTCCCAGTAGATTTAAATGAAGTTTCAGAAGAAGACTCACCAAACCTCCCAGATGATATTCTACAATTAAAAGATGATATTAAATCTATTGTAGATAGTATAAGTAATGTTAGAGATGGTGGTACAAAATCTTCTTTTAATTTTTATGTTAAAGGGATAGGTGATAGGGATAGGGAAGAAAGACGTAGCATTGCTCAAAAAATTACTCAAAATCTTCCTAAAGGGTATACTATAGGAGATAATAATTTTACTAAAACTGATGAAGGTCCTTACTTTTACGTAACTATAGGAGATAAAAAATATAGAATATTTGTTAAAGGTCTAGGTAAAAGTCCATTTGATACAGATACTGATCAAAAAGAAGGATTAGTAATTTTTATGTATAATATCCTTAATGCTGGAGAAAACTTAAAACCTTTTAATAAAGAAAATTTAGAATCTAATGTTGAAATTCTAAATAAGTCAATTGATAGTTCTTCTTTAACTGAAGGTATTGATAATAAAGCACTAGGGGCCATTAAATCCCTATTAACAGCCCTTAACAACTCAGATCTAGACAAGTTCCCTGTCAATAAATTTAAAAACTTTAATAACCCATACTCTATTGCTCTCAAAATTAATCAAGATTATTCTGGTGAAAAAATCATTAGAGATGGAGCATTTAATGAAGCTAGAGCAATGGGTCAACAATTGTGTAAGATTCCGGCTGATAAATGGAACCCTGGAGACATTTATATTGAAATAAACCCCCCAGGGGAAATGCCTAATAGTTTAGAGAGTTTAAATGGTTTGTTTGTAAATGATTGGGGTAGTAAAGATAGTGATTTAGTTTCAATCTCACTTAAAGAATCTTCATCCCAACCCGGTAGAGCAAAATCCTATTTTAAAAACTTTACAACCTTAGATGGCAATTTAAGAGACCAAGAGTATAATCTAACCAAAGATGAATTAGAATGGGATCTTGATACTCTCCAACAAAATGTTAAGGTCCAACAAGATAAATTTGTAAAATTAGTTCAAGGAAAAGGCATTAAATTATCTGGTGATGGTTGGGATAAATTATTGGATGATGAAAAGCAATTAAAAGCTACTTATGGTTCTTTTAAATTAATAAACTTTTTATTAGATAATAGTGAAAGAACTAATCCTCGTGATGCTATATTAGATTTAGTTAGCTATGGCTTATCCTTATCAGGTGTTAATCCTACTTTCTTTAAACTAAGAGGCACCAATGATGGATCAGCAGCCAACGACCCAGTTAAATTCCCAGCTGGTTCTACAACTTCTCTTAATGAAGATCCTGAAATTATAAACAGTTCAAAAGCTGGAGGATTTTTACTTAAAACTGTTATCAATACAGTTCAAGGAGGGGAAATCACAGATACTAAAAAATATTCTCATAGATTTAGAACATCGGGTGGAGACCAAATATCAATTGTATAATATTTATAATAAAACAAAACAATATGTGTAGCTGCGGATGTAATACTTGCGATACGAAAAAGGCGCTTACTTTAAATGAAAGTCTAGCTCCAAAACAGATATTGTCTGAAGGTTTAAAATACCATATGGACAATAATAGACCGTTAACCGAGCATGTTTATCGTGCTGGTTCACAAAACTATTTTAATTTGTGGGCTGAAGCTCGCTCTTTATATTCTCGTAATATTTTAGAAATTACAAACGAGGATGATTTAGCTGTTTTAACTGAAACAAATTTAGGTCATTTTGGTACTTTAGAAGATGGTACTCGCGTTCCTCTAGACTTCATCATGGAAGATGAATATCTTGATTTGAATGAAGAAATGCTTG